ATTATTTGTATTGATGAAACAAGTATAAAATCATTACAAAAACGAAACCATTGTTATAGTAATAGAGGAAAGCGTTGTGTAATAAAAACACAATCGCAAGAAGTATTCAAAAAATATACTGGTGTATTTGCTATTTCTGTTAATGGTGTTGTAAATTGGGATTTGTATGAAAAAGGTGGAATAAATACGGATAGATTAATTGAGTTTTTAGAGCATAATATTACAAGTAAATTAAGGAATAAATTGATTATTTTGGATAATGCTTCCGCTCATAGAAACGAAAGAATAAAAGCATTAGTAAATAAACATAATAATTTAGTTTATGCTGTTCCTTATCAGCATTTTACCAATTCCATAGAAAATTATTTTAGTATGCTAAAATCACGATTACAAAAATTAGAGGGGGTTAAAATATGAGAACCTAAAAGAAAATATCCAAAAAGTAATAAGTGAAATACCGAAAGAAAAATATGAAAATATATTTAAGGGTGCTTACGAAAGACCAGAAAAATATGTTCCAAAGAATAAAACACGAAAAATAAAAAAGAACTATAAATGATTTTTATATGGTTTAGGACTACATAAAAATCGGCGTTTGAAATGTAAAAAGGTGTAATATATTTTATTATAAATATATTAAAACAGCGATTAACGCTCAATAATATGAGCGTAATACGCCCATAATCCTATACCAACAAAACATTTGGAAATCAAGTCCAAAACATTTAAACATGTATTCTTTGTTATCTCATCCAATATATAAACAATGCCATATAAAGCCCATATAGAAACAAAAGAGAAGAATAATACTTTATTCGCCAAAATATTCTTTCCGTAAAAGTTCCTATAAATCAGGTAGAACATCACAAAAAATGGAATAAACCCACCAATCATAGCATATAACCTGTACTTAGGATATACCTCTCCTTGGTATCCACAGAATAACATGCAGTAATTTAGAAAAATAATAGCGGCAATTGTAGGGAAATGAATATTTTTCTTAGAATTCAATCCTAATACAAGCGCCAATACTACTAACATCATCGGTGTTGTAATGGACCAATCAATGTATCGCAACTTAGTTATTTCAGACCAATCAACTGTGATTGTCTTATCTTGGACCTTAGTAATAAAAATACCATAATAATAAGAAGCTACAACAGAAATACAAGTTTCTAAATTCAAAATGTGACGCACAAGCGGAACCTTTGTTCTTAAAGCTTCTATTAAGGTAATAGTAGCTGTGGTTAATAAAAGAGTGTACGTAATCATAAACGTAAATACAACAGAGCTAGTTACACTTTTTACACTTTTTACAGCCTTTCCTGGACTAGCATTGACCACGGTTTTTCCTACAGGTTGCACTTTTTTATTCGTTTCATCTTTCTTTAAATCTGGCATAATATATAATAACTATACATATTAAAAATAGGAAGAAAAACAAAAATCTAAGTAGCATAGGTTAAAGCACAGTTTCCACCTACAAACGTAATAATATTCACTCGTTCTTCAAAGACTGTCAAATTAAAATTATAATCATAAATTCGCCAGGTGGGTTTGTTAATACCAATGACAACTCCTGTAGTAGGGTCACAAATTGTTAGACTTTGTGCCAAAGGGTCAATGGGTGGTATAATCGTAGTTATTTCTAACTCAACCGTCTGGAAACGGTTCATATTAATCGCACCCGACGGCTGTAAATCATACGGATTTGTATTCAAACAAAAATTATAACAGTATAATCCATCTGGAGCATTTCCACTCGTGCGACTATATTTCTCTATATAGTTATAAATACCCACCTCTTGTGAGTTCTCTCTATAAGAACCATCTAGTAAAAGAGCCATATTCGTTAGAATCTCTTTTAAATTCTCAAAATTGGCTACTCCAGTAATCATCCAACCCGTTTCACGCCCGTCTATATTCACCCCAGGACCAATCGGTGTATCCACGGAACTCTGGTCGCTAGGGTTAAACCGCTGTATTACATAATTGTCCGTAGTAGGAGCTCTAATTAAGTCAGCAGGTATATAACGATAAGGCCAATTCGTATAATTTGACCACTCATTGCGCAAATTAATATCACTTCGTTGAAAGAAAAACAAATAATTGGCGATTAACCCTAAAGATTTCAAATCTACTTTGTTAGAACCCGTAACATTATAGAATTTAGTCTCCTTCACCTGCTTAAACAAATATTTTTGTTCTTGAAGCGCAAACAATCTGGATTCGGCATTAGAGAGAAAACAATAAGTGCAATTTAAATGAATATCGGCATTCCAAATACTTCGTGTATCCGTGTAAGAGTTGATACCAATATCGATGTCAGGTGGTGTTTGTAAAAAACGGAAAAACTGCATATAATATACATTAAAGTTAGGTGCCACATAAGGGAAATTATTCACCGAGTCATAGACATCACGAATCTGGAATAGCTCTTGTATAGGACGCAATGTTACAACAATTTGTAGCTCATTGTATTGAAGAGAGACTAGAGGAAACGCCATTTGGCTCTTCATAGTGAACCAGGAATTCAATGGGACATAAATGGTTCTGGCACGAATAGACGGCTCGGCTCCTAATGGACTGTCAGTATAATAAGCATTTGGATAAGAGTTGACACGAGTTCCGGCATTTCCAGGGTCATTTAATTCAGGGACATGTCCTGTCATGCGGTCAAATAACGCCTTTTTCTCAGCCGAGAAATCGCGCTGTGCCATGGCTAGCAAATAGGCCCCCGAATACTCTTGCAGTGTCTGGTTTCCACAAGTAATCGTAATTTTAGAAATCATTTGCGAGCCCAGATTTTCAATCCATTTGAATTCATAAGGAATCCATTTTCCTGAGGCACCTTCTTCTTGTGTAGGAGGAACTAGGGGACTCCATATATTAGGCAATTGAACGGACAAATACGTGTCCATTAATAAATCGGCATATCTCTTTATCTTGAAAGTAAATACGGATTCTTCGGCGAGACGAAGTGTGGTCGACCCTTCGTAATCAATGCGAAACTTTTGTAGGCCAAAATTCGTATATTTCGCATAGGTGGCCTTATAAAAGGTTTTACTAGGATTCGAATTTAATATAATATTTTGTGCCCCGCTACTGACTAAATTCATAAGGCCTCCTGGCATAGATTACTATATACTATACTATAGAAGAATATTTAACTATTTTGTTTTTAATATAATAAAAAACTATCATTATTATATTAGATAATAAGATTCCATGTCATCAAAACCATCCATTCCTACAGACCCAATCAATAAAACGATAGAACTGATGGCAAGCCTTAAGGAGGATACAGGTGCTATTATTTTATCCATTTGTATTCTCATTATCATTATTTTAGCGGCCGTGTATAATTATTACCATTCAGCAGGCGTTGCCATTCCCAGTGAATGTAGCACCATGGATAACTTATACGGAACCTTGAACGGACACCTTGCGAGCTTAAATAAGAGCGACCCAAATTGTCAGCATAACTTGCGTGACTATTATATTAAAACCGCATACAATTGCTGTAGTATAGGTCAGTATAAAAACGATTATGTGTCTATTTGCGCATTAAAAGATGTGATAAAACAGGGTGTAAGATGTCTTGATTTTGAAATATATTCTGTTGACAATAAGCCTGTTGTAGCCACTTCTACGCAAGATAGTAATTATGTAAAAGAGACATATAATTATGTGCCTTTTTCGGATGTCTTGTTAACGATACAGAATTATGCCTTTTCTGGAGGAACCTGTCCTAATCCAGGGGACCCTCTAATGATACATTTAAGAATAAAGAGCACCAATCCAACCATGTATCAGAACTTTGCCAATTTATTCAAAGAATATGACAATTTATTCTTAGGACCCGAAACTAGCTTTGAAAATGGCGGAAAAAATTTGGCTACTACCCCTATTTTAAAGTTATGCAACCAGAAAAAAATTATTGTCATTGTGGACAAATTGAACGATGCCTTCATGGACAATGCCGATTTTTATGAGTATGTGAATATTACTAGCAATTCTATTTTTATGCGCGCCTTACACTATTATGATGTGGCAAATACGCCGGATATGAATGAATTGCAAGAGTATAACAAACTTAGTATGACCATTGCTATGCCCGATAATGGAACTAGTCCTGGTAACCCTAATACCATTGTTTGCAGAGAGATGGGATGCCAAATGGTGGCTATGCGTTATCAAAGTTATGACACCTTTTTAGAAGAAGATACTCTTTACTTCGACGAAGCCGGATATGCCTTTGTCTTAAAACCGGAGCGATTGAGATATATCCCTGTCACTATACCGGCTCCACCTAAACCGGACCCTAACCTAAGTTATGCTACAAAAACGATTAGCACGGATTATTATTCATTTAAAGTCTAAACAGCCTCTTGCTCAAAGATGGCCTGCAAATTACACAGTAGAATCTTCTTTGTATCATCATTATCTATAAAGTTAGATAACACTCGGTATGCCATATCAGCATCATCGAACGCATCAAAGAAGCGACTGTAAATACAGATAACATGACTCCTGTAGAGAAACTGGTCAGTCAATGTTAGCAAAGATACTAGTTGTCTGACATGCTCAGTGTCGGGAACATAACGCAATCTGGGTTGCTCCATTGTCTTTTTTCTAATGAATAAAGAGAATATAAATATAAATAGAATCAATTTTATAAATAAAAAAAATAATAAATAAAAATAATAATAGTCTCTGCTTAATATAATAAACAATATAAACAGAATGAATACCAATAAAACAGAAGAACAAAATGTATGCGATGAAAAGATGTCCTTCGAAGAATGCGAATTGGCGATTCTTCGCGTAGCCATGGACAAAGCCGAAGAAAAACAGGGCCGAAAAGTGGTAAATTCGCCAGAAATTAGAAAAATTATTGGCATTTTAGAAAAGTTTATTCGTAAGAAGAAACTGGTTGTCTATGGTGGAACCGCTGTGAACAACATATTACCCAAAAAAGACCAGTTTTACAACAAAGATATCGCCTTAAGCGACTATGATTTCTTTTCCGTCAATGCTTTAGATGACGCTAAAGAATTGGCTGATATTTATGTGAAAGAAGGATTTCCAGAAGTAGAGGCAAAAGCCGGTCAACATTATGGCACTTATAAAGTATTTGTTGACTTTGTAGGTATTGCCGATATCACTTATATTCATAAAGAGATTTATAAAGAGCTAGTCAATGATGCTATCAAAGTAGACGGAATCTTATACGCACCCGCTAACTTTTTGAGAATGTCCATGTACTTAGAATTATCACGACCAGATGGCGACATCTCTCGCTGGGATAAAATTCTAAAAAGAATTACCTTGTTAAACAAACATTATCCATTGAAAGGCGAACACTGTAGTAAAGTAGAATTTCAACGCAGTCTAGAAGATGTTACCTCTTTAGAGAAAGAAGCTGACAAAAAGAGCAGCCGCAGCAGTAGTAAATCTGAAGTGACAGCGCTTCTTAAAAAAAATAAATCAAAAGAGGCGATTATTTTTGACACATTAAGGAGCACCTTTATTAATCAAAGTGTCGTCTTTTTCGGTGGATATAGTTTATCTTTATATTCGCATTATATGCCCGAAGACCTTCAGCATAAGTTGAAAAAAGTAGCAGATTTTGATGTATTAGCTGAAGACCCTGAGTTCGTAGCCAACATTGTCAAGGAACGCCTAGAGGACGAAGGATTTACCAAGGTGACCATTGTCAAGAGAGATGCAATTGGTGAGATTGTAGCACCTCATTACCAAATTATGATTAAAAAGGATACAGTAGCATTCATTTATAAACCTATAGCGTGCCATAGTTATAATATGGTGAAAATCCACGGAGAAAAGGTGAAGATTGCTACTATTGACACTATTCTAAGTTTTTATTTAGCATTCTTGTATTCAGGACGCAATTACTATGATGTTGAACGCATATTATGCATGGCGCAATATCTCTTTGATGTGCAACAGAAAAACCGACTTATACAAAAAGGCCTGCTAAAACGATTTAGTATCCAGTGTTATGGAAAACAAGACACGTTAGAAACCATACGCGCTGAAAAAGCGGAGAAATTCAAAGAGTTAAAAGATAAGAAAAACTCGGAAGAATACCATAAATGGTTTCTGCGTTACCGTCCCTTGGAAGAAAAAGAAGACCGAGCTAAAGCAAGGAAGGAGAAACAAGGGAAACAAGGGAAACAAGGGAAAAAGACAAAGAAAACAGGCAAGAAAAAACCCGGAAATAAATCCAGACGACTATGGGAACTACTTCCCAAGATTCCTTTATAAACAATACCGCTTAATAAAGGCAATATATAAGCGTTTTATAGGAATTATAGAAGTTAAACATATATGATATTTTTGTAAGCAAAATACAGCATAAACAATATAATATATAATGCGTTCTACAATCCGTCGTATATATACATAATATAAGTATTCTAAAAGTGACCAATCTTCAATGCAACTGCTCATAGATGTGCTGGTTCCTCTCAAGTAATAAAAATGGAGGTCCAATGCACCTGATAATACTCTATGAAAATTGGTTTTTTCATTCTTTATTGAAATAATATTTAACAGTTTTCCATAACCAAACAAATCGAGATACAATGTGATAACTTTTTCTTTCTCCCCGATTTTCGTAGGAAAAATATATGGGTTCATTCCATCTATATATTTTTTTTGATACATTATGCAGCCATCTATCATAAAAGGGACAAAACATGATCTTTTTATTGCGTCAAAGACATCTTGCTTATAACGATATTTACATTTAACAACTCGGTTACCAGATTTCACATTATAATAAGTAATATAAATTCGCCTATTCATTCGTCTAATAGTTTCATCGGTTAATAAAGGTTCCATCAAGGAAAACATCTTTGGAAAAATATCTACGCGATAGGTGGTTTTAAATGTATCCAACAATATTTCGTAAATTGGTTCTGTTAGTTCTACAGCATCCAAGTGATATAATACAGCAGCAATGGAGCCCACACTACATCCGGATAATCTCCTTACTTTGATGGAACCTCGCTGTTCCATTTCTCTAATGAAAAGTAACGCTCCAGCAAGATAGGAACCATTGAACATTCCGCCATCTAAAATGAGGTCCATAGACTGTTTATTCCTATTCCTAGTAGGAATCGAGTCTACTAAATTTTTTATATATGTAGAAATCATTGACAACTATTACTATTACTATGACCTTATAGTTTTTTATGTAAAAGCAAACGTTTTACAAATCCCTCTGGGTCATCCTTATACATAATATAAATATTAATGATTTCAGCCGGAGAGTAAAACTCGTCTTGTAACCCCGAAATTGCTTTGTTAAACAAGGGTTTCTTGTAAAAATGTAAATACATGTCTTGAATCGTCTTTTTCGATGCATTTCCCATTTTTAGCGTAATATCGATTCTTCCAGGACGTATCAAAGCATCATCCAGCTTATCGTAATGATTGCTACTAATCACTAAAATACGTCCAGGTGTTTCTTTAATACCATCAATCATATTCAATATATCATCTAAATGAATAGGATCCTCTTCCAATGCCTTTACTAAGACAAGATTACTATTATTATTACTATTATTATTATTACTATTATTAGATCCATTCGTTTCATTAGAAACAACAGATGATTCAACCCCATGTTTCTTAGAACTTGATGACCTTGTTTTACTCTTAAAAGTCCGTTTTAATATAATATCACCAGCACAATCAATATCTTCAATCACAATAATTTTCTCGGAAAATGGAATACTATTTTTCTTATTATTAGAATTATACTGCGTTTCATTCCAAAAATCATATAACTGTCTTCTGGTCTTCAACAATTGTAAAGAAAGAACAATAATATGGCGGTCTGTTAAATTGGCAAGTGCTTTCAAAAAAGAAGTTTTACCTGTGCCTGGAGGGCCTGACAACCCGATGCCAAGTGTGTAAGGGATGCCCATAGTATCATACCAACCTTTGTTATTCAAGAAGAACCGAATTTTATCTAAAATTACTTCTTTTCCATCAAAAAACATATTGGTAAATGTCCTATTAGATTGAAACAGGCTTTCTGACCAGCAATCATGGATACTATTGATTGCCTTTACAGTCTGCAAACTATACAAGAATCGATTAGGCTTTCTCTCTAACTCAATAGAGAGCAAATATTCCTTTGTTAATCGGTCAATATATTCCATAATAGCAACAATAGGCGTATGATAAGAATACAATGAAATACAAATATCCTCTATTTTCACATTGGATTTCGACTTCTTTTCTTCACCTAAATCATTGGCGTCACTTTTGAACTGAACCATAGCATAAATCTGCAAGTCTTTGTTAAAAAGAAACGGGCGTTTTTGAGAGACAACTACCAAGTCTAAGTCTTCTGTTGGTATAATAATATTGCCATTATCATCATACTTGTAACGGGAATTCGTAATCATATTGCAAATCTCTTTTATTTCACGAATACTGCTGTTTGAATCCATAGTCTTAATCAAATAATCCCATACAGCCTTGAATCTGTTACTAAATATGAGGGAAATAGAGCTGTTAGTATTGTAAGGGGACGATGCCGAAATTTTCTGCCCTTCAATATGTAGCACATTCTTTTTACAAAACATGTCACGAATATTAATTGACCAAGATGAATAATCTTGGCCTTCTATATAAAACGCTAGTCGTTTAACCAGGTAGCCAATCGTGCCGAGAATAAATGTCGATATTAGAGCGTCGATAACAACATTGTCTGTTTTAATCTTTGAAAATAAAGCATGGTTCGTGGCATGGTTAAATACATTTAACAGATCCATATACTATAGATACTTGGCACCATCATTTTATATAGGTTTTTATAAAGACATTTATCTGGTATTATTATCCAAAAAAGATTAAAAATGGTTGAAATGTGTAACAATCTTGTAGAGCAAATAGTATAAAAGACCGAATAAAATAGATGTAAACAGATAGCCATTAATGTTATAATTTCCGTCATTTAAGCACAAGATGGGGAAATGTTGAAACAATGTTTTTTTAACAATGGGCAACTGGAATAAGAAGTATAGCACAGAGAGAAGAAGGGGGATTTGTATCTCATCATAGAGCTGGTCTAAATTACTATTATACTGTTCTTTTCTCTCATAGTCGCGAATAATATCATCATTCTCGTCATAGTCTTTGATATAATCTTGGTTATCAGTATGCGGAACATAATTGGGTTGTATTTGTGGATCGGAAACCATAGCATCAACATCTCTGGGAATGTCCCTAGAGGCTAATTGCGTAGCACCCGAAGAACTGGCTTGTTGTAATCCATTGACAATTTGATTAATGGTCGTTTGGTCTAAAGTCATCCCTCCTCCTTGCAGCTGCCCTTGACCTTGCCCCATGGATGATTCCGTAGCCGTCATCGATATATTTCCGCCGATGGTGCCGCCATTAGTAGGATTTGTTGGCAATTCGTTGATACTCGTAGACATGAATAAATAGTATTCTATAAGAAGAGGGTTTTTTAGCAAGAATTACGAATTTTATAAAAGAAAAATATATAAAAATATTATATATTTTTTACCACTCAGTGTAAAACCGAGATAAAAGGTTAAAATGGGACAACCTGTTTCGCCGAATCGCACGCTTTGGAAACACTGGTGTATTTGTAACATTTATCGTGAAACTTATACACCTTGTTATCAATCTGGTCTAAAGGAGGGGCTTTGAATATCAAACAATTCTTATCCTTGCAAACTGTTCTAAATATAGTGGCCAATCCAAATCCTAAAATGGCGGATAAAATGTATCGTCCATTTGTAGTATGTAATAGTTTTGACATGGATGAACTCGCTTTCATTGTATATAATCTTAGAATAGATTATTATTATTCTGTATTAAATCATTTTGATCCGGTGCTGATTGAACAGGAATTGTTTTTATCTGGGCTTCATCTGAAGGACATTTGACTTTATCCGCTTTATAAACAAAGCAATTGTCAGCTTGGTCTTTGTAATAGACAGAACCCGCATTATCAGGTGTCGGGTACACATATACAACCTTCATATCAGGTCCCATTGCGTAGACGAAAAGTAAGCCAATGGCTAAACTAATGATAAATACGGGGAGAGAAATAAATTTGCCTAGAAACATTCCTTTATACTATACTACTATTATTATTCTTCTTATTATTATTATTACACCGATATTCTATGAGTCCTCGATATCAGGAACTGCTTCTACTTGAAATGTAGGTGCTACCTTGTTTTTACTAATTTTTCTCTCTTTGCCTACTACCATGGAAACAACCTTTTGCCCATTTTCCACAAGGTCCACTTCTATTTCTTCCTGAAAATAAGGCTTCACTATTAAATGATAAGTGTTATCATCAGGGTTAAATTCGACCCCTCTATAAGAACATTCTACCCGATTTTCATGCCCCGGCTCACAAAACCCAACTCCTTCTTTCGTCTTGTATAATTCTTTCAACTTAGGCAGCATATCATTTACATATATTTCCACCGCATCGTGAGCAAATTGCGTGTTTTTCTCTGATTCATATTGCGCCATTAATTCTTTCACAGATTCTATATGGACATATAATTCGTCCTGAATCTTTTTTTGTTTCTCGCCCTGTTCTTTGTTTGCCGTTATATTGATTAGTGATGATAACATAAACTCATATAACCCGACACTCTGTGCCATGTTTGTTTTAACCTCTTCAAACTTTTCCACTGCTTCTTCAGGAGTAATATATCCAAAAAGTAAATCATTTTTATCATTGATGATTTCTTTTTTGTATCCTGCTATGGTCTCTTCACTGTCACTAACTTCATCGGGTAGATTATAGATTATTCCTAAATTGATATCCACTTTTAAAGAACATGGATTCACTCTATCACCACACATGATGGTTAGATGTCGCCCATCTTCCATTTTCATAGGAGGGTCTGAGAAAAGTGTGCCAACCGGCTTTCCACAACTGATGCATTTTCTCTTTATTTTTTTCAGTTCCCGCCTTTTTTCCTTATCACTTAAACCTTTCAAGTCATTCAACTTTTTCTTCTTTTGTCTCATATA